CCGGCGCGAGCGGAGCAGCCAGACGATAACTTGCGCGAGTCGCAGGCTCTGCGGGCGGCGCTGACGCGACTTGACCGCGCGACTAAGGCTTACGAGGCAGCAGGGAGGAACGGACATGGATAGACGTACATTCATAGGCATTATCCCGACCGCAATAGCGACAGCGCGCGCAGGGGAGCGATGGACGGTCGTAGCGCATCTAGGGCGCAATCTGAACGGCCGAGCCTACAGCGTCGGAAACCTGAAAAACATGGCGAGGACCGCGCCCGGTCGATTCGTAATTCGCGGAGACGACGATAACCGTTATCCGGTCGAAGGGGATTTGGCGAACGCGCTAGGCTGTGTCAGCGCTGCGCGTTTCATCGAGGATCGGGTAGAGGTCCAAGTCCGTTGGTTCGGTCAAGCAAAGCCGGAAGGATATCTGACCCCGAGCGGATTTGCTTCGTTCGTGACTTGCCCGCAAGGCTACGATGCTGTTGGAAAAGGGTATCGGCTGGAATCCTTTGCGCTCAACTCGCATAGCGCCTTCGAGCGAGCGACCAAGGTGTGAGCCGGAATGGCCATGCTACACACGTGGGAAGCTGATGAATGCTGCGGTAAGCACCTGGAGAGGGCCGCATCGCCAGAGGGCGGCAATCTACTCCAGCGCTCCGAAGTGTGGCACTGTCCCGATTGCGGCTGTGAATGGCGCCCGCTGGACTTCGGCGGGGTGATGCACTGGACGCCGCGCCCGGTTGCGGCTACGATCAAGCCATGCCGATATTAGTTCTCTACTGCTTTGCATTCGCGCTCCTGGTGATCGCCGCATTTACGGCGCCACCGACCCCGCCAGCGAACCCATGGCTCAGCCGCACTGCCCTTATCGGCCTTGCCTGCTGGGTGGCGGCCGAAGGGATCATGCGGTACTCGACGATCAAATGATCCGCGCGACTGCCACCTTCCGGCCGCGCAGCGACCTGGGCCGCTTCGTAGAGGCGCGCGTAACGCCAGCGGTGCGGATGGGCGTACAGGAATCGCTGGAGCTGATCCGCGATCGCGCCAAAGAGCTTTGCCCGGTGGATACTGGCGCATTGCAGGCATCCATCACCATCGATCCGCTGGAAGAGCCAGGCAAGACCGTAGTGGGGCGCGTTGGACCGCATACCGATTACGATGTCTACGTGGAATTTGGGACAGGAATCGCGGGCGCTTCATCGGCAGGCGCTGGGCCTGGGCCGTACTCGCCGACTTGGCCCGGCATGATCGCTCAGCCGTATATGCGCCCGGCGATAGACGAAAGCCGCGAGAAAATCAAGGACATCATGGCGCACAATTTGCAGGTGGCGTTCAAGTGAAAATCCTCATCTGCCGCCACGGAGAAAGCGAATCAGGCCCGCGGGAAGACCCGACGCGCGAACTCACATCCACAGGTAAGGCGCAGGCGCGGCTCGTCGGCCGCTGGCTGAAGCACCAGACCACCAAGCCCGAGGTGGTCATCGAATCCAACATGAAGCGCAGCCGGCAGACGGCGAAGCGCATCGCTGACCGCCTGGGCGTCGACCGCTTGCAGGCCACTCGAGGGCTGCTCGATCCGGACGCCGACCCCGAGCAGGCATGGGAAGAGATCATCCGTATCGGCAAGGAAGCCGGCGCGGAGTGCGTCATTGCCGTAACGCATGGCCCGCTGGTGCAGGAGCTCGTCGCCATGATGACCGGCGCATCACCGGCGCTGGTGCACTTCCCTCACGGCGCCGTGGCGCAAATCGACAGCGAGACGGACATCCTGCACTGGCTCGTAACGCCGAGCGTAATCGCGCGCGACGAAGGGGAGGCGGTGCTCGTCCAGCCGCGGCCCGAGGTGACCGCGCTCGAAGCGGAACTGACCGCGGCGGCCGAAGACCTCGCCGAATTGCTGGAGGCGCGCGGCGCGTATTACTACGAGGAAGTGACACTCAAGCGGTGGGTGCTCGGGCCGGGTGGGCGATCGGGCAACTGTGAGGATTGCATCGAGAATTCCGACGAGGGGGAAATCGAGGAGAGCGACTTCTTCCCTGGCGGCGATGAGCCAGTGGACGAACCGCCACAGCATCCAAACTGCGAGTGCAGCGTGGTTTATCGGGATACGGTGCGGCGGGTGTACGCTTGATTGCGCAATTGCGCTATAATTAGGGAATGGTCATCAATTACTGTGGGTTGAGTGGCGGCAAGGATTCCAGCGGAACCACACTCTGGCTGATCCACGAAAGCGGCGTGCCGCGCGAATCCATCCGATTCACATTCTGCGACACCGAAAACGAGCATCGGTTCGTTTACGAACACGTCGCGATGCTTTCGGAATACGTTGTCAAACATGGTTGCCAGCCAGTGGTTACACTCCATCCCGAACGCGGATTTATGGAATTGGCGCGGTGGAAAGGCCGCTTCCCGAGCCGCAGGGCGAGGTTCTGTACGCAGTTCCTAAAAGTGATTCCGACTCGTGAAGATGTTCAGTCTTTGATCCGCAACGGCCACGAAGTTATCGTACATTCGGGCGTACGGGCCGGAGAAAGCGCCGACAGAGCGAAACTCGTTGATCGCGGCTTTGACGACATGTTCGGCTGTACCGTGAACCGTCCGCTTTTGCGCAAGAGCCTTGAGCAGGTCGTTGCCATGCACAAGACGTACGGAGTGCCGCTCAACAAGTTGTATAGCTATGGGTTTAAGCGCGTAGGCTGCTTTCCATGTATCAACAGCAACAAATCGGAAATTAAGCTGATCTCGATTCATTTCCCCGAACGTATCGACGAGTTGCGCTCGCAGGAGTTAGACCCGAACTTTGGCCGCGGCATCTCGACATTTTTCCATGCCAAAACAGTACCCCCTCGCTTCAGATCGCGGACGGTTCCGACGAAGGACGGCCGCCAGGTAGCCATTTGCACGATTGACGACGTGGTGCGATGGTCGCACACCGGCAAGGGAGCAAGGGAACGAACGCCGGCACTATTCGAAGACTTCTACGACGACGATAAAACGCTTGTTTGCCCGTCAGGAGCGGGCATGTGCGAATAAGCCTCAATGCCGCGGCGTCGGAAACTCACTGATCCACTGCGCCACGGCAGCATAGTTTGTCATCAGGCCAGGGTGCTGGGCGCGCACGCCATTGAGGAGCGCGGTCTTCATCGCCTCGGCGCCCTTGACGAATCCCAAGTCCTTCATCTTCTCGGCCTTCCCTGCCTCGTAAGCGCGCTTATAATCGGCGCGGCATTCAAGGCACCAGGGGTTCGTCCCATCCTCGTCGGCGCGTGGATGCTGCCTGCACTTTGAGCAAAGTTTGACGGTCGTGGCCACTGCTTCAGCGGTTTCTGCCATGCGCCTATCATAGTAAGATTTTTCGCGCTTTGCTTGACGCCTACGAAACAAGCGGGTTATCATCCCGGTTGTACCGAGCGACCGTCGCGAAGACAGACGCTGGCCATGGCCTTCAAATTATCCGCAGGGTTTTTACATCTCGCCGTTCAGCTTCAGGAAGCCGCAACCGACCTCAGCGCCAACGATATTGAGAACTGCCTTCGCGACTGCATCCAGGACGCCTACAAGGGCACAGGCACCTGGGCGTACTACATTGACCACTTCGGCGATTGCGAATCCGGCGACGTAATTTATTCGTGCGGCGGCGAGACGAAGCGCGCGGCGTACGAGATGTCCATGACGGCTGGCCAGGCGGCGACGTGCACGATTGACACCGAGGGTGCCGAGTGCGTGCGGCCGCGGACGGTGTACGAGCCCGAAGCCGATGAAGCCGACCATTACGCCTCGATGGAAGAGTCGTTCAAGGCCGAGAATATTTACACCGGCCTGCCGCTGTACGAGCGGTTCATCTCAAAGAGTGAGCGCAAGTCGATGGGCGCGGAGGACTTCGCCGGCAAGAATCGCTCCTTCCCGATCAAGGCACAGGCCGACGTCGACGCGGCGTTTCATTCGCTCGGGCGCGCGGGCTCCGACAACTACTCGTCGAGCACCATCCGGTCGAACATCATCAAGATCGCCAAGCGCAAGGGATACAAGTTGCCGAAGTCGGCGCAGGAGAAGACCAGCGAGGCGGCGCGCGGCACGGTACCGGGCATGTTGCAGCTCGTGGAATCCGCTGGTGAATTTCTGGCCGAGATCCCGCTGCGCGAGTCGCGTACCAACTACCCGATCAAGCTCATTTCGCCAGGCACCGGCACGACGGCGCATTACCCGGCCAACGTGCTCGAAGCAGCGGCGCCGCAGTTCAAAGCCGGCACGCTGATGTTCTGGAATCACCCGACCGCGGCGGAAGAGGCCAGCCGACCGGAAGGCGACCTGAACAATCTGGCCGCCATCACCACCAGCGATGCGCGATGGGATGCGGCGGGCGTCAAGGGGCCTGGCCTGTACGCCGAAGCAAAGGTCATGGCCGACTACGCCGAGAAGGTCGAAGAGCGGGCGCCGCACATCGGCCTGTCGATTCGAGCGGGCGGCAAAGGCTCCGGCAAGATGGTCAACGGCAAGCCGGAGCTGGCGAGTATCGATTACGTCGAGAGCGTGGACTACGTGACAAAGGCAGGGCGCGGCGGGCTCGCCCTGGCTGAAGCGGCGCGAGACGCCGGAATCCTGCCCGAAGAGGTGGATATGACCGAAGCGGAAATCAAGACATTCGTGGCCGACACGGTGAAGACCGCCATCAGGGAAGCGCTGGCGCCCCAGGCTGGCACGGTAACGCTGCTGGAACGCCGTGCACTCCGGGGCGATGCCCAGGTGGAGGCATCGCGGATCCTCGAGTCGATGAGCCTGCCCGATGTCGCCAAAGCGCAGGTGCTGCGCGAAGTCATCGGCGACGGCTCGGCGCTGCCCATCAAAGACGGCGCGCTCGACTCCGCGGCCTTCAAGGTCGTCGTGGAGAACGCGGCGAAGGAACAGGGCCGCTACGTCTCCTCGCTGCTCGGCGGCGGGCGCGTGGCCGGCATGGGCGCATCACTGCCGGGTGTCGTTGAGATCGACGCCAAGGAAGCAGCGCGGCTGGAGAAGCAGGAGCGCAAGGCGCTGAAGCGCAGCCTGCGAGAAGGCGCGAGCATCTTCCAGGAGTTGGGCCTGCCTGAAGCGCAAGCGGAGCGCGCGGCGCTCGGGAGGGTTTCGTGAGGGAAGTTGATCAGTTAGCGATGATGGCCTCCGTTCTGGGAAGCGGCACGCACAAGCACACACCGGAATCGGCGGCCGATCTCGTAGCGAGTGCCGCAGCCATCCTGGACGCTGCCGACGCATACGTTAAGGCCAAGGCAGAGAAGGAGCAGCAATGAAGAATCAAGTCTACACCGGCACATCGACCAGCCGGCGCTTCGCGCTGTGCCCGACGACAATCAAGGCCGGAGATCCGGTGCTCATCGGCGAGGCGGGCGACCTCCGTGCGCTGGCCGCCGTGGCGCTCGACGACTACTCCGCAGCGACGGGCGGCACGGTCTTCCTGTTCAATGGCACGTTCGCTTTGACGGTCATCGCCGTCTCGCAGATCTCGCCCGCAGTCGGTGAGGCGATCAATCCCGGCGATCCGCTCTTTGCGACCGGCACGTTCGATAGTGCAACGAACATGACCACCGGTCTCACCATCTCGGCGTCGGACGGAGACCAGCCTTTCGGGCGTCTAGACCCGAGCGGGGTGGGAATTCTGTCGGGCGCAACCGACACTGCGGCACTAGTGCAGCTACAAGGATAACGACATGCGAACGCAAACCATCAACCCCAACGGGCAGGGCCTCCAGTTCAGCGGCACGCCGTACGAACTCGGCAGCGGCTTGGAGAGTCGTCCGGAATTGCGCGGATTCGCGGCCGTCTCGCGCGAAGCATCGAGCCAGCGGAATCGGCGCATCATGGCGGCGGCACGGCTCTACGCCGATGCTCTCCAGGGACGCATCGAGCCCATGTTCATGCGCGAGGCGATGTCGCCCACGCGCGAAATCTTCGTGCAGCACTTGGCCGAGCGCTATCCGGGCCTCTACGGCGATCCGGGCGGGCGCCAACTCGGACTGCGCGAGACGATGGCGCGCACGGATTACCAAGCACTCTTCGTCGATGTTTTGGATCGGCTGTACTACGGCTACTATTCCATGTGGCCGATCGTGCAGAAACAGTTGGTCCGGATCAAGCAACTCCGTGACTTCCGCGTTGTGAAACGGTATCTGCTCGACGGCATGGTCGCGCCGATCACCTATCGGGACCCAGCCGAGCCGTTCAAGCAGACCGCCCTGCAGCCTCCGGTTCCGCAGGACGGCGCAACGTTCGCAGCCGGCACAAACGCCCCGGCGATCACTTATCAACCGCTGCTCGGCCAGACGGGCGACGCAATCAATTGGGCAGCCTTCGTGAACGACGACCTTGGCATCTTTCAGGACGTTGCGCAGAGGCTGGCGATGCAGGCGAGCCGCGGCGTCAGCCGCTTTATCACCGGAAAGTTCGTCGAAACCAGCGGTCCCAACACTGCTCTTTACACGAGCGGTTACGCCAATCGAATCACAATTGCCAACGGCGCCCAGGCAGATAACCCGCCGCTCGGCATCGAGGGCCTGTCCGATGGCTTCGACATTCTCTTCGGCATGAAGGACTCGTCGGGCGAGCCGATCATGGTTGCGGACGCCACGATCTATCTGTACTACGGATCAAACAACGAGGTCACTGCGCAGAACCTGGCGCACATGATTTCGGTGTACGTGACCAACCGCGGTGGCGGCGCGAATGCGACCCCGTCGACGGGCTATCCGCAGCAGTTGCTCCAGACCGGGAATTGGCTGATCCAGCGCGTCAAGCCGGTGATGGACCCGTACTTGAACGTCATTGCATCGGGCAAGCCAAAGACCTGGGCGCTTGTCGTGGACCCGAACCGCGTGAACCGTCCGTGCGTGGAAATCGGGTTCCTCAACGGCTTCGAGGAGCCGGTGCTTTTCCAGAAAGTGCCGAACACTCAGCGGATGGGTGGCGGCGTAGATGCCATGATGGGCGACTTCTACACCATGGATCAGGAACTCAAGATAATTTCCGTGATTGGCGGAAGCGCGATTGACGGGCGCACCACGGTCGCCTCGGATGGTTCAGGTTCCTAATTACTTATGAGAAGCGCACGCCTTGCAGGATCTTCGATTCTTATACAGGCGTGTATTCTCGGGCGTGTACTCGTGGCCTTGTGGGCAGTGGGTGCGGGCGGCCTGATACTTGCCGCATTCGCCGCGCCTGATGTTCTCTTGGAGAGTGACCGCTTCCAAGTAATCGGGGTTGACGCAGCAGCGGATTCGACAGAGATGATCCAAAGTCATGCCATCAGGGATTGGCCCGCGCATCAGTTCGTACAACGCTCGATGGGCCAAGGCAATCCCAAGCGCAGCGGGGCCAAGGCCGATTCTTCCGTATCCGTGGCCGTTGTCACATCCGGTCCACAGCCAGCAGCCGGTATTCGGCTCGGGCGAGACGAAGTTCAGCAGCCGTTCGAGCAGTGGTTTAATCTTAATAATAGCCATGCGGCCTCCTTCCAGGTCTCATCGGCCAGGGCCACGCGGCGCGCAAACGCTGCGTCGGCCCGTCTCATCAATTATAGCGAACAGCCGGAGGTCTCCGGTGTCGTTTAGCTACGACTTCACTTCCGCGCCCTTAATCGCCAACGTGCGGCTGCTCATCAGCGACACGCAGGCGCCTGGGATCTTCTCGGATGAGGAGATAACTGCGTTCTACAATATTCAGGCATCGCAGTTCCAGAGCTCGCAGTTCTACAGCTATCCGGTTGGTCGTAACCTGCCGGCGAGCCCGGTGAGTTTCCTGCGCGTGGCCGCCCTGGCGCTGAGCGCGCTGGCCTCGAATCAATCACGGCTCGCCAGCATCACGCAGTTGCTCGACGTGCATCTCGCGCCGGGCGTGGCGGCGAAGGCGCTCCGCGATCAGGCCGCCGAGTACCGAGCCATCGACGACGATGCCGGAGCGTTCGCCGTGATCGAGCAAGTGAATACTTCCTGGAATATGCGCGATCGTTTTTGGGCGCAAGTTCAGCGGCAGGGTGGGGGCGCCATCTCGTGAACCAGAACGTCATCCAAGCCGCAATCGCCCAGGTCATGCCAGCCGCGGTGGATACCGGCCTCTTCGTGAGCCTGTGCAGCATCAGCGCTCCGACGCCGGCCTCCGGCGCGCCGAGCGGCACTTACACGGCAGTCACCGGCTTGCAGGACCTCGCCTGCATGGATGCGCCGGAGAACTTCGGCAGCGGCATCTCGGCGAATGAGGCGAAGTCGCCGGCATTGACCGAATCGATGGCGATGCGCCACGTCCTGCTGAACGGATATTACGCGCTGCTTTCGCCATCGACGAATTGGGGAGATATCGGCTGGCGCGCCACTGTCGACGGCGTGGTGTACGACCTTTTGGGCGCGGAGGCCGACTCGCAGCAGACACAGACGCGGCTCAGGTTGCGGAAGGTAACGACATAGGATGCGCGGCCTTTTTGTCCTTCCATTTTCGAGTAGCAATCGCGCTGTACTTGGCGTGGCAGATCCTGCATTGTCTCCCGGTCTTACCTTTCCATTTGGAGATAAGCGTGTTCTCCTCGTTGTATGGATGACCCTGTGGGCAATGGGTGCGATTGCTTTCAGCGTTTATGCCGCGCCGAAGATTTTCCTTTCTGGTAACGGCCTCCAAGTGTGCAGGGTTGACGCAGCATCGAACGCGACACAAATGGTCAAGTTCCAAGCCATCCGGAATCGGGCCAATATGGATCAGATAAGAAAGCCGATGGGCGCGCACGAGGGTCTTCTCACAATAGGCAATGCCATAGCCACTGTCGTTGATGCAGCCCATCCAAATCCAGCAACCGGATTCGGTGATGCGCTCGACCTGGTTTTCAAACCTTCTCTTTACCACCGTGGTAATTTGGATATCAGCCATGTGACTCCTTCGCAGTCGCAACGGTCAGGGCTGCGCAGCGCTCTAACGCTGCTGCGGCCCGACATTCATTATACTGCAAGGGGTGCAGCGTGACATATGTCAACTTCTCTTCAACAGAGAATGCTCACTTCGGCGAGCGCATATGCCCCGCTCCAGGCGTTGCTTGGGACGCCACCCGGCGAAGTGTTCCGCTGGTACTTCGACATCTTGGAGCAAGGCTCGGCCTTCCCGGCTGTCGTGGTGCAGCAGATCAGCGGGTCGAAGACTTATTCGGCGACGGCCAGGCTGAAGACCGGATACAGCCGGTATCAGTTCACGATCTGGGGCGGGCAATTCGCGGCGGGCTCCCAGGCGCGCGACGATGTAGCGGCGGCGCTCGTGAGCTTCATGGATCAGTGGGCGGGTGGCACGGGCATCACAGGCCTCAGCTTGTACCCGAACGAGAATGTACTCGACCGCGAAGCGCTCTACGTCCAGAAGGACACGCCCGTGTACCAGCGCTTGATGGATTTCAGGATTTTCAGCGACGACTCGATTTAGGGTCAGGAGAAGAATAACATGCCGTTCACCAGCACGCTCGGATCGTCCCTCAAGTTTGAAGGGACACTATTGCAGGTCGGGACCGCGGGCTCGCCCGGTTCCTTCGTGACCATCGCCAACGTCGATTCATTCTCCGAGCCGGTCATGTCGCGCATCGTCGAAGTGACGAACGTCGGCGACTCCTGGGCGCGGCGGCGCCCGACGCTGAACGACATGGGCAAGATTTCTTTCGGCATATTCTGGATTCCACAGGAGCCGACTCACGAAAACGTCGCGGGCGGCTTACGGTACATGCTCGTGAATAACGTGCTGGCAGATTGGCAGGTGACTTATCCAGATGGCATTACGTCTCCGACATCGATTGACGCATTCCCGGCGTACGTCACCAACTTTGCTCTCACTGCCAAAGTGGCCGACGTCTACCGGGCGGCCTGCGATTTGTCGAACGACGGTGCCCCAACGCTGATTTAGGAGATGCCATGATAGACAAGACCACAGGAGCGCCGACAGAGATAAAATGGCCAACCGTGGCTTTCGGCAAAGCGGTGTACGAACTCAAGTTTGCGCTGCTAACCGAACTCATCGCAGATGACCTAGGCGTCAATCTTTCCGCGTACACCAAGAATCTGCGCGAGAACGGCACAGGGCATCTTACGACGACCATGAAGCTATTCTCTGCCATGGTTGCCCATCAGTTCGAGAAGGTGAAGCAGTCCTTCCCATCGCCGCAGCAGTGGGCCGCAGTGATCGATGAACTCCCGTACGAAGAGCGTTCCGGAAAAATCTCCGAAATCTCACAGGCAGTAGCGGCATGTCTCAACTGCGCTGCACAGGAAAAATCCCAGGCGTCGGCAGCAATACAGGTCCGAGAGCCGACGCCGGCACCTGGGCCAACGCTCAACTGACGGCGGCGGAGAAACAAGCACGCCGCCTCAGGCTGTGGGCCTTCGGGACATCCCCTCACGGTTTGGGATTGTCGCCGGAGGCTTTTTGGTGTCTGACGGCGGCGGAATTCTGGGCGCTCAAAGAAGTGCAGGAGGCACCCGTAAAGCGGTGGGCCATGCAGCAGGCGGCATTCCATAACGCGCACAATCTCGGTGAAGCCTCCATGGCTCCATGGATCGCGGGCGACTTCCTGGGAACAGGAAACAGGGAAGCGCGAATTCACCGGGCCCGCGTCGATGCGGCTGCGCTGATTCAAGAAAAGCTCAGGCTGCGGCAGATGAGGGCGGGCGAGCGGTACGCCGATATCCCCGAGTGGGCTTTCGGGCGCGCGGGGAGGCCGAATGGGTAGCAATGTCATAGGCGACTTGCAGGTCCAGATTTCGGGCGATTACTCCAAGCTCAGCGACGACCTGGCGCAGTCAGTCATTGCGGCGGAAGTCGGCGGCCAGAAGATTGCGAGCGCCTTCACTACAGCGGCGGGAGGAACCGATGACTGGACCGAAGCGCTCGGCCGATCGAGGGCGGCCACACAGGAAGAAGTCAACGCCATCGGGCAGGCGGCCGATCAACTATCGAAGTATGGAATCTCGGTAGAGAACGTGCTGGGGCCGGAGCGCGATCAATTGGACGTCTTGCAGCAGATGCCGAAGTCATACACGGAGATGACGGTGGCGCAGCAGCGTTCGATTGAAACATTGAATCAGCAGGTGACGGCCAGCGAGGCCAGCCGCGATTCACTCAGTAAGTTGACAGGCGGTGCGCTGGACTTTTCCTCCGCGCTGAAGCTGCTGGGCGTGGATCTTAGCGCGCGAGGGCTGATCAGCCTGGCAGCGGATGCGCTGGAGGCATTCAATTCTCTGGAGAAGGCCAATCTTGCGCTCACCGCATTGACTGGAAGCTCCGGTACGGCGGCAAGATCCATCCAGGAGGTGATCAACGTCGCGCAGGACGACGCCTTGGCCTTGCCGCAAGTATTGCAGGCAGAACAGAAGCTCGTCGCATTTGGCGTGCAGGCGAATTTGACAAGCGGGATACTGCGGACGGTGGCCGATTCCGCGGCGGCCACTGGAAACAATTTCAACACGGTCGCCAATAGCTTCGAGCGTATTATCGAAAGCGGGATGGTTCAATCCCGAACCCTGGTTCAGCTCGGAATCAACCTCAAGGATCTCGCCGACGCCATGGGCGTTACGGAAGGAGAAGCGAAAAAGGCATTCGCTGCGCTGGACCAAGAGGACCGTATCATCGCGCTGGAAACGGCGCTCACCAAATTCCGGGGGACAGCCGAGGCGGTGGCTGGCTCCATCGGTGGCCAATGGCAGAAGCTTGCAACGGATTTCGAGCTGGCTTCGGCGAAAATCGGAAGCGCCCTTGAAAAACCGGCTTCGCTTCTTATCGCGACGGTGCGGAAGATGCTGCAGGAAACGAACACGGAGGTCAGCAATTGGGCGAACGTCTGGCGCGACGTCATCATAGTGTTCGGAGAGATAACCGGCAAAGACGTTCCCGCGATGAAAGACGCACTTGATGCGCTTTCGGCCCAAACGCAAAAGTCAACGGCCGCCGAGGCTACCCGCAGCGACCAGTTCAAAAAGGGCTGGGACGAAAGCACGCGGGTGATGAGCGAAGGCGCGCTAGCGATCATCGCCAAACAGCAGGATTTGGACGCCGCGGCGAATAAAGCACTGCAAACCCTAAAAGACGTGCAGGCGGCCAGAAAGCTTGGGCTAGCCAGCCAAGATGACGAAACCAGGGCACTCGTTGAATATCGCAAGGCGCTCGATGAAGCGAACGTAAAACTCAAAGAGCACAAGATTGCGTTGGATGATGTCGATAAACTTCTGCTCGGCGTCGAGACTGCCACCAAGAAAGCGTACGATTCCGTCGCGGTCTATAACGACATCGTCGGAGCGTTTGGGCACGATTCGCTTCAGGCCGCTGCGGCTCAGCGCGAGATGCTGTCCGCACTCAAGGCCGTGGGCCTGCAAGCCGGCGATACGGAGCCAGCGCTCGCCAAGGTCGGCGCAGCCTTCGAGGTTATCAAGGCCCACACGAAGGACTGGAACCCGGAACTCCAGAAGCTCATCGACGAGTTAGGCCGCTTCCCGACGCTATCAGAGCAGATTGCCGCGGGCCTCACCGTAATCGTGAGCCAGACGGACAAGACGCGGGATGCCTTCGGCTTCCTGAAAGGCGCTTCAACGGCCGCCTACCAGGCAATGATCGACGGTGGAAAGAACGGCGTCGAAGTTATGCTGAATTTGTCCGACGCCGTCACGAGCGGTGGCCAAGTGATCGCATCCGGCATGTCGCCCGCCGTCGCGGCGATGAAGTCATTCACGGCGGCTGCGGAAGAAGCCGTCGCGGCCTTCGGCGACCTGAGTTCGTCGGCGCTTTCCTTCGGCTCGCAGCTCGGCATTGGCACAGGCGGGACAAGCGCGCCGGGCGGCCGCGGAAAGAAGGGCTTGGGCGGTGCCTTCAATCTTTCAAATCCGTATTGGGATCTCGGCACGCCAGATCAGATTGAGGCGGCTTTTCAGGATACGCTGGCTTCGGTGAAATTCACTGACCGCCAAATGGAAGACTACTTCTACCAGGCGCAGTTCCAACTCGAGCAGGCCGCGCTCGCCAACTATTACCGGCAGCATCCTTTCGGAGCCGAGACTCCATCTTCCGCCACGCCACCGCGCAGCACGACGGCAGCAGGTTCCGCGCCGGCCGCGGCGCCAACCTCCGCGCCTATCTCGCCGGCCTTGCAGTATTTTCTGAATCAGGGAATCAGCCTCGACCAGATCGGGTCGCTGGACACCTCGCTTCAGAATCTGAATGCTACGGTGGCGAATGCCTCGACGGCGATCGCCGGTTCCTTCGCCGCGCTCACCCCGGTTATCCAGCAGGCCACCACGCAGATTGCGGCGTCCGTCCAGCAGCAGGCCGCTTCCTTCTCGCGGCTCTCCGATGTCCTGGCTCCCGTCAACGCGCCGGCCACGGCCAGCGGGCCTCCGGCGTCGTTCATGGCGCTGGGCGGGAACTCGCCGACTTCTGGGCCGGTCACGTACGGCGCGTCGAACATCGTGAATATTGGCAACATCGCCTTGCAGCCAGACGAGGCGCACCTGCTGGACCTGATGACGGTCATTCTCCAGCGGCGCGGGGTGAGGTTTTGAGCAACGCATTCTTTGCGGCGGGTGCCAAGGCGTTTGCGGATAAGAAGATTGACTTCGTCAACGACAGCATCCGTACGCTGCTACTCGATGCGTCCTTTGTGCCGACTTACGACACCGCCGTCCCGAATCCGAATATCATCAACGCTAGTTTTCTCTCCGACGTGATCAGCGCGGCCGTGGGAACTCCGGTCACGCTCACCGGCAAGTCGAACGTCGCCGGGGTGCTGAACGCGGATAACCCGGTCTTCCCTGGCGTGAGCGGGAATGTGGCGGTGCGGCAGATCGTGTATCAGTGGACAGGGAACAACGCCACGTCAATTCTGCTATTCGCCTGGGATACGGCGGACGGCTTCCCAATGACGCCAACGGGCGGGAACATCGATAGCTTTTGGGACACCGGCATATCAACCGGTGTTGCGGGCCTTGTGCAACTATAGGAGACAACATGCTTGGAACAGTATGCAGCGGCGACGTAACCGGCGCCTCAACAAAAACGCTTCTCGCGGTGCTCGCGACGGCCACGCGGCGCCCGAAGATTCTTCAAATCACGATTGGCTGCTCGGGCGCGCCCGCCGATGCGACGGCCATCTTCGGCCTGCGCCGCATCACTGCGGACGGTACCGGAACCGCGGCCACGCCGCAACAGGTGGATTCAGCGGACGGTGCCCCGACCATCACCGCGAAATCCAATTACACGGTTGAACCGACGTACGCGACGGGCGACCTGTACGACATCCCGCTGAATCAGCGCGTGACCGCTATCTGGAATCCGCCGTTCGGGCCGCCACCGGCCTCGAATCTCTCGGGCGGTACCGTCGTTGGCCTGGGCGTGCAGATGATTTCCGGGCCGGCGCTCGCGTACCGCGTGACCATCGAATTCGAGGAGTAACATGCCGGAAGTCTACGCCAACGGTTGCTCCACAACCGTCACAGGCGGCTACACTCCAGGTTCTGGCGTGCTCAATGTGGCTTCGACGGCCTCGCCGTGGCCATCGACGGGAAACTATCGGCTCGTCATTCTGGACGCCACCTTCACAACCGTCAAAGTCATTTTAAAGGTGACCGGCGTCAACTCGGGCACACAGTTCGCAGTGACAGCGGAAGGTGTTGACGCAAGCGCGCTCGATGGCGATCCTGTTCGCGGCACGGAAATCACAGCAGCGATGCTCGATTCCATGCGCGGTGATATGTCTGCGCAGGGCGCGGATGCGAGCCTTCCGGCAACCACGAACCATAAAGCGGGAGATGTCTACCGGTCGAACGACCTGCCGTATCTGTATGTCTTTGACGGGGCTTCATGGATCAAGTATCCAGTGGGCGCCAAGGTCCTGCTAAAGACGGTCTCGGCGAATAACACCTCGATAAACCTGGACGCCACGGGCTGGTACAACGCAGCTTTTGATGAATATGAGATTCATCTCGTCGACATCATCCCGATCACTTCAGCCATTACTCTCGGCATGCGAGTTTCGAATGGCGGAGTAT